GTCGGGCCTCGACTTTCAGTGAACCTTTGGCCATAGGGCAAGCAGTCTCTCCAGCGGAGTAAATCTTTAAAACTTCCATAACATGTCCCAGAACATCGTCATCTAACATTCTCCCGTCAGGAGCCTGGTCAGTTGAGATGGGGTACATGTGGTCGCTTTTCTTGCCTTTCCAGCCAAAGCCCATTGAGGCCTTCGCATTCATTTTGTGGAGCGATGACACCTCGGAATCACCAGCGCAAACGCTGGTAATATCTAAAGGTCTCGCTTCCCACTTAATGTCAGCGTCGGATATTTTCTCCCAGAAATTTTCCACAGCCTTCTCTACTCTCTCCACATGCATAACGGGGCTTGATTGGAATGCCTTCTCCGCCCACTTGTGGTAGGGGGAATAATAACCCATTGGAGATTTTTCATCAGGGTGAGCCCGAAAATCGGGTACACCCCAAAGATACTCTCCATCGGCGTTCTTCGTAGGCACTCCTAGCATGTCTGCGTAAGGAGCAGTAGGCAAAAAAGACATCTTGGGTGAGGTACTGAAGAACTGCATATTCTTTACAGTCCCAGCATACCCAATGTTGCCCCTCTGCCAGTTGAGAAAACTACGGGAGCCCGGTAAGCCAAATACAGGATCAATTCCATCGAGATCGAAAGGTTGAATATCGCCCTCGGATGCCAATGGCGCGAGGGTACGGTTTTTCCTGAGTTTAGCTATAGCTGACTCTATCTGAGGGCGGACAAATGAGGTGGCAGCGCAAGTAGCGTCACCATCCTTCGATGCTCCTCCAAAGTGAAAACCTGCCAAAACTGTCACATTTCCTTTAACCTGAACCAAGGGTATACCACACATACCATTCGCATGATTCGGGTTTAAGTACATAATCGGATGCTGTACTATTGTGTCGGTGTCGTCAACGGGGACGTCACGACCGAAATGTGACTCAATCTCCCTAACACCAGTAGGGAAGACTTGAAATGACGGGATCTTCACGGAGCTCCACAAATTAGAGACCGTCTGAGACTCCAAGGCATCTGGGATGTATCCCAAAAAGTTCTTAGAAGTTAAACCGGCTACGTAAACAGCGGTGATGTCATTGCCTATGTCAAAAGAATCCTTATCGGACAAATTATTGTAAACTAAACGGTTCACCATTGTAGCTGTTTCACCACTTGAGCACACGTGGTGCTCCAAAATGATGGATAACGAGCCGGCAAAGACGTGAGTATTAACCAATATAATCTCCGGGCAAACTGCTAACGCGTGGGCGTTCATGGCAGTGCCATCTGGTCTGATAGCTTGTATAGACCAAACATGCTTACGCAATTTGTTTAAGAGATGATCAGGAGGTAATATACTCTTCTCTGCGGATTGAACAGTCATGAGTGAGGGAGCTGTCCATGTTGAGTTTCGCTCTCCAGTAGGTGTCATACGAGATGTAGTGACATTCATTTGCGCAAGGCGACTGGTGAACTCAGATGGCGATAACTTCTCACCGAGCATTTTAGTTTGGGCCATGCCCTCGTGGCTCAATCGGGTGCGCATGTAGCGCACAATAGAAAGACAAATGCCAGCTGATGCTGGAACAATCAAAATTCTAATACCCCAATTGAGATACCACTGAACGTTATTAGCTCGGGCGACGGTCACAGATGTGCACAACCGCCTCTCATATCTGTCCTGGTCGGTTTCGTACCCACGGATCTGTGCTGTAAGATCGATAATACCGAACTTGATCATTGACTTACCAAATAGAGATAACTTCATGGTGTAATCGTCAATGAGGCGGGTGGAGCGAGATGCATACCACCAGCCAGCAACAGTCCAAAGTGAGCGTGAAGCTAACCAAAGGAGGAACGGGGAAAACAACGACAAAATGATCGGGAACATTCCAAAAATCATCCACATAAATGCTGACAAAATGGAAAAAACACTCCGTGTAACAGGGTGTTTCACCGCGCGGCGCGACTCGATGTCGTCCACGTCGTCCTGGTCAATGTCCAAGGACTCTGGTTGTTCCTCGGCGCCCCCTTCACCCTCATAAATAATAGAAGATTCAGGTGGAGCGCCTAACGATCTACGAAGTATATCGGCGCCTGCTGGATCTTGACAATCCAAGCAGATATCGCTGGTTCTACCATGGGAACAATTATGCTCGTCCCATCTCATGGTAACACCTGCGCCGATCTTACAGCGTTCATCGTGTTGTCGAATTCTAGCTTCTAGCATCAAGAGATACTCAGGGAGAGAGACCCATGGTCCTTCATCCCGAATACGTGGTTCTCCTGTCGCCGGATCAAGCGAAAATTTATCCTTCGTGTGTGGAAAGACAACTTCTCGAATGAGAAACTTAGAAGTGAGGGGCAATCCCTCAGCTTTCAGGCGCTGAACATCAACGCCATTGCTATTAGCCGCCCGGTATGACTCCTCTACCTTAACCTCTATCCAGTGGATTCTTCTATAAATCGCTTCTGGAATCTTCGTCACATATTGTGCGTTGATATTAAAGGTATTGGTGGAGCCAGTAACGTAATCGTTGAGATTGTAGGTTTTACCCTTCTCGGTTACATCACTTTTATTGACGACCTGTGGATTGGAGTCACCGTAGTTAAGCAACATGCGCACCGAAGAATTCTTGACATCGAGACGACCGCCTTGCGGTTTTTCTATACCAATTTCATCAAAATGAATGATACAGGTCCCATTGGATATGTTGTCATAAAACTCGACATCGGGCATAAGGTTGGCTACGGCATCGGGCGAAAAAGCTCGCCCTTTAACACGCTCCATGGTTTGGTGAATGTGATTCATGACCACTGTTTTACCGACTCCAGGAGCGCCCACACAAAGCAAGATGAAGGCTGGGTGTTTTTGAGAAGCTTTGTCCTTAACTAAAAGTTTGGCTTCAATCTTCTCAAGGTCTTTTAGGGCTGAGTTAACGATGGACCGCTGTTGCGAATCAACATCAGGATGTGATCTAATTTGCTGAACGACATCCCTACCAAGAGTTATGGCAGAAATTAACTTAGTCCTGTATTCCCGGTTATTAATCCAATCTCCAGTAGATGCACCAGGGTGTATATACGGCTCCTTAGTTCTTAGCTCCGATGCGGATGCCATGAACGAGGAATACACTGAATCGCTGGTGAAAATATCATGATTTACCTTACCTTGAGAGTACATAACAGCAGTGTGGATACACGCTTTAACTGCTCTGGTTACAGAAACCACAAAAGAGACCTTATCTGACCCATATAGCCTAGCGGTGTCACGCTCAAACAGACCAAGCTGCTTTGCGTTAAACTCTAAACTTAAGCTATGAAACATGGGGACACATAAGCATCCAGTGATCACAGTCCGTAGCCACTTATGGGCTGGGGACTTAAGAAAGCTAGATGAGGAATCGAGGATCCAATCTAGGGAGTTTGAAACATCCATATAGGACTCGGACTTAAAACCAGTCATCTGCGGTACTCGCCTAATAAAATCAGAAAAGATAGTGATCAAAGATCGCTGACTTATAGCGGATGCGTACTGCAACGTGGTAGTGATTAATCCGGTAACACCAGTCTGCTGGCACAGAGAAAGGAAGAACAAAACCGCTCGTTCAATTCCTACTAGTGTCGTCCCAGGGATAGGACTAAAATAACTAAGCAGCTCGTCGGTAACAAATTTTAAAAAATATTGTTGAATGCGACCAAGAGCGTCAGCTAAAAAAGTGTAGTCCATAGGGTTTCTCCCTAGCATGCGTTTACAATTGCCAAACTCATCACCCATAAATGACGCAGGGAGAACCCTGTGACAAAACACACCATAAAGGTTCCAGAGAGTATGGATTAATAGTCTCTCGAATAGTGTGAATCGGGATATGTGCATGTGGAAGCAAAATCTCAGCACGGTGCTGAAAGATGCTTCGGTCTGACAATGAAACTCCATAATAGCCACTCCCAACCCATTAAAACTAGAAAACTCACGGGCAACCTCCTCCAAGATAGGAGAAAGAAAGACGTCTATAACTAGACGATATGATTCTTCTGTGAAGTCATGGAACAGCGCCACCGTTAGAAATGCATTGCGACACACGACTGATAAAAATCGCATGGCCATGCAAATAAGAACCTCATTACGCATGCCTCCTGATGGATCTAAGAGGTCCAAAGTAAAGGCTATAACAAAGCTCGTTAAAAACGGAGGGCCGATATCACGTGCCAAAAAATGCGTCGTAATATAATGGATGGGAATAGCGACAATGAAAAACACCCCAAACGTAAAGTTGTCTGTAGAAGACAATCCGTTCGTGATATTTGTCAAAGTATCGGAATTCAAAAACCCGCTCGCGGTGGGCGGGTTGGACATGTTGGAATAGAGTGCATAAGATAATGACACCGCATTGTAAAGTGAGTGTGCAATGACACCTGAGCGTAAGCCCAAGGTACCACTGATAATGTGAAAACAAAACGGTATAATCCTAAGTATTCCGGGATTAAAAATGAACTCTATCAAGGCATAATTAAATACCCCAAAGACTCGAGATCTCTTGACAAACTCCTCATAAAAAGGAGCTATGACTACATAAATGAGTCCCAAAAGAAATGTGGAATCTAAGGCCAATGCCAATGAAACAAGGGATGTTTGGCAAATTAACGGCATAAGATAGATCACTAGGCCCCGATTATATCCATACGTGCGGCAAAAATCGCAATTAGTGAGAAACCAAGAGTCAATCAAATTAGCGAGCCCCTGCAAAGAGGAGCATCGCTGTAGATTCTTCTTAATATCTCCTAACGTATAGATAGGATCGGTGCAAAGGCTGGGACGGGCCCTAGCCTCGGCTAGTGCAATTTCAAGTTCTTTGTTCCTTTTTGCTAAGGAAGCTGCCCCTTGCCACTTGGTTCTACGAGACTCGTAGTCAAGTGGGCGCGAATCCACGCGCAGTTCTAAGTTGTCGTTAAACAACCGTAAATCGGTTACTTTTTGTCTGCAAGGCTCGATCTGCCTCTCAATATAAGTATCTGCACCGTATAAAATTCGGGTCACGCCTTTCGGTCAAGACGCGCCTATATCACCCAAAAATCTAGAATTTTTCTCCCCCTTGATTAGTAAGATCGACCGCGATCAGGGAAGCCCCATACCCCGTTCCGACAACATGCTATACTTGGATGAAAGTTTAAAACACGTCTCGTGTGTGGGGGGTATGATCGTGTGAATGTTTTATCCGCAATTAAGCGTGAAAGGTTACACAGGTTCCTAGTGATCAGTAATTCGAGTACAACTATAGATCAAGTACTCAAATAACGCTTTGTCAGTCAACTTCGCTCAAAGAAGTAAAGGCATCATCTGCCCCGGGTGCCATAATGGATAACCTGATGGGTGCTAGTTGATGTGATCCTCTACTTAAAAGAGTTCGGTAACTATTTCTATGCTATTAGACTCGCTTAAGAAATAGAGAAACGGCGAGTGTTGCACAATAAGTGCGGGGGGTCCCACCGTAAACGGTGGGGATGGGCTTCTAACTCCCTTAGGACCGAGTGGATCAGTTAATAACTGAGCGACTCGGACGAGCGGGTTCCTGCGATGCAGGACAAGGAAGGGCTTCTAACTCCCTTAGGACCAAATGGATCAGTTAATAACTGAGCGACTCGGCCGAGCGGGTTCCTGCAATGCAGGACGGGGGTTGCTACGATTTAAGACTGAGCATTGTCCGTGTAATTTGTTGTAGGTGTTTATTCACCAGTAGGAAATTATATTTGATTCACGCCGCGTAAGCGGCAAAAGTCTCTTATAGAATGATACGTCTTTTAAAGTATCAGCAAAAGTTGAGATATGAGTATTCGAAAACTCTCATATAACAAAATTGCTGAAGCAATAAAAGTATAAATATAAAATAAGAGTAATCGAAGTACGTTGTCCAGACGTACATCATGAAAACGACTTTAAAATCGGTCGTTGTAAATATAAATAAGATTGGACATATCCTAATTTTCCAGGTGAGCTATGCG